TTACCACTCAAGCACAGTGTAGGTGATGGTCCCGCCCTTGGGCTCCAGTGTGCGAGTGTCGAAGTGAATCAGCCCTTCCCATCTTCCGGCCTGGTAGCCGGTAGAGAGGTAGGCATGGTTATCCAGGTACGTCATGCCCGCCTTCAGCTTGTGGGCCTTCCGGAGGTTGATTTTATAAACATCCACCTTCTGCTTTTCCATATTCGGCGTGACGATGGTCCGGTCAGACTTTTGCAGCACGCCGGAAGGGGCTTCCGGAGATTTCTCTTCAATCTGCTTTGCCACGGTCTCGGCCCCCTTCTCTACAGATGGCGCCGTGACGTAGTACGTTATCTGCGGAGTGGATCTGCCGGAGCGTTCAATTTCTCTCACGATGGTCTGGGCCGCCGGAGTGGTGACGTGGATTTCTTTGGCCACCGCCGCCGAGTCCTTGACCTGCTCCGTGGCCATGACTTTCGGTTTTTCGTCCTGGTGCTTGTCATAGATGGCCTTACCGACGAAGCCCAGCCCCAGAAGGGCGGCCACAATGAGAGTGGGAACTATCCAGCTTTTCGCTTCATCAGACAATTTGATATCAGGCATTTTTCAGCCTCCTCTTGATGATTTAAAAGAAAGGAATTTGAATGAAATGAAACTCCCCAATGGATATGGGACAGTGTACAAGCTGACGGGAAACAGGCGGCGGCCGTGGGTGGTTAAAAAGACGATTGACGGACGCCAGCGCCCGCTTGGTTACTTCGCCAATAGAGAAGAGGCCTTCGCCTTCCTCGTCAGTGTGAACCGTATGACGCCGGAAAGGGAGGTCACATTCTCTGCGGTCTACCATGCATGGAGCCGCCGCCATTTCGAAACCATCGGCCGGTCCTCCCGTTCGGCCTATGAAATCAGCTATAAGCATCTTTCTTCCCTCCATTCCATGCCCTTCGGAAAACTCACCTACCACCACCTGCAGAGTGCTCTCGACGAAATCGATGCCGGATATTGCACACGCAAGAAATGCCGCGTACTCCTGAGTCAGCTTTACCAATACGCCATGAAGAATGAAATCGTTGAAACGGACATCAGCCGCTTTCTAGAGCTGCCCAGGCATATACCCGTGTACGTCAAAAGGCCGTTCACCGCCCGGCAGATAGGAAAGCTTTGGAAATCTGTCGAAACGGTGAAAGGTGTGAAGGACGTGCTCATCTTGATTTACACCGGAATGAGGGCCGGAGAATACATCTCCCTGTCCGCCGGTGACGTGAACCTCCGCCAGCAGTACATCAACATCAAGAAGAGCAAGACGCTGGCGGGAATCCGCAAAATTCCCATCCACAAGAAAATCCTGCCCCTGCTGGCTGAACGAAAGGTAGAAGGAAGAATCTGCCCCTGCGACAACTATGAATCCTTCCGCCGCCTCTTTGACCATGCCATGAAAGAGCTGTCCATGCACCACACGCCCCATGAGTGCCGTCACACACTGGCCACCATGCTGGACAGGGCAGGGGCCAATGAAACGGCCGTCAAAATGATACTCGGCCACGCCCGAACAGGAGTGACCAAAGGCGTTTATACCCATAAAACCTTGGCGGATTTGAGGAAGTCCATCAACAAAGTGTGAGTAACTTGTGCTTAACCGATTGATGGAAAAGCGGGACGGTGCAGGCGCCGTGGGAATCCGCATGTGCTTGACTTGTGAGTGACATGTGACATGGAGAGTACAAATTTTGTACTCTTCTGCCAACTTTTGCCACCATAGAGGGCTTGACTTTTGACCGAAGGGGAACTTGCGGTGCACAAGCATGGGCAGAACATCAATGGCAGCGGGGGGGACGGCTGGAAAAATTCTTATGGTGAAATGGTGACTTTACCTGATAATGGTGAAGGCAAAGGACAATCAGGCTATTCTGCAAATTCCACTAAGAACGGCTGGATTTACGGCTCTAATCGTATTTATACCGATACTTGCGGCAGAAACGGGCCTCACAATACTATTCAGCCTGTCTATGGTGTTTACAGATTCCGGCGTGTTAAATAGTACGTCTAAAACGGAAAACACCATAAGAAGGAGCCATGTTATTGTGGGGTTGATTGTTACCAAAATTAAGGTCAAACCCGTCATTTGCGTTAAATTTACTCAAAGACGCATATCCTACACCCTCTATACCGTGCGGCGTTGAAAACACACCGGTAGCCGTGGGGCCGTTTTCTGCGTCCTGCGCAGCTATATTCCATATTGAGCCAGTAATATGTGGTAATTCTCCTTCGGTGATTTGGTGCTTGGCTTCACCACTTGTAGTTGTGCCGTTGACGGTGTACGTAGTCTTTCCTGCCGTGAACACGTAGGTGTCCTTTACGTTAGTACCGTTGACGTTGTGGGTTTCGGAGTAAGTTCCTGCTGATACCGTGGTGTAGCCGCCGGGTAGAAGCTCCCACGTGCCACCGATGTAGGTTGAGGGGTTGGCACTGTTGGTGGATTCGATGATAGAGCCCACGGGAAACAGGGCAAGCATGGCCGTTTTCATTTCGGCTCGGAGCGCCTTGATGGCGCTATCAACATAGGCCTTATTAGGAAGCTCTGCATCATCGTTCGGCGTCTTGTCATAGAGAATTGGCCCCGCGATGGTGTCGCCGCTCTTGCTGACTTTCTCGCCGATTTTCTTCGCCACGGTGGCGGAGAAGTTTGCGTCATTGCCAAGTGCCGCTGAGAGTTCCCGCAATGTGTCAAGCGTTGACGGAGCACTCCCAACAAGATTTGCGATGGCCGTTTTCACGAAAGCCGTAGTCGCCACGGTTTCAGAGTTGTTATCGGCATTAGCAGTGGGGACGGACGTGGAGCCCGTGACGGTGAGAGATGTGGCGTTGACCGTGGCCATGGTTACCGCTCCACTGAAAGTCTTATCCCCGCTGACGGTCTGCGCAGTGTCTGTTGTCACTAAATTGGTTGGCTTCCTCTTGATAAAGCTCTGCAGGTTGGAATCCGTCTCGGCCCAGTCAGCCTGCTGGGTCCGTGCAGAGGCGGCCGCAGCGGTGGCCGAAGCCGCCGCGTTGGTTTCGCTGGCCTTTGCGTTTGTCTCACTGGCCTTAGCCGCTGAAGCGGAGGAAGCGGAGGCCGAAGCGGCGGCGTCCTCCGCCCCGCTGGCCGATGCGGCCGCCGCGGATGCGGAGGACGCCGCCGCTTCGGCGCTCTCTTTGGCGCTTTCCGCATAACCAATGCTGTCAGTCAGAGGCTGGAGGTTCGTGGCCACCCGCCGCCCGGAATCCATGGTGAGCACCATGGTGCCGTCCGGATTGCAGTACGCTGAGGAAATGATTTCCCCCGGGTCCCCTTTGTCTCCCTTGTCCCCTTTATCGCCCTTGTACATGAGTGAAACTTTCTTGGTCATCCGTGCGTCTGCCGTCAACTTGGCGGAAAGTGTCTGCTTCGATGTCAGTTTCACCTTCATGGTGGCCGCAGTGAATGTTTTCTCAGTCATCCCGGGTCACGTCTCCTTTCACAGTGAACTTGGACGGCCCGAAGGTGCAAACCTGCTCGCCGGTCCGGATTTCAATATCATAGACGTATGTTCCTTCGGGAATGTCCTTCGTGTCGCCATGGGTGAAGAAGAAGCGGCCGTCATCGTCTGCCTGCTTCTGAAGCAGGTATTCCTCCCGCTCCATGTCCTCTTTCACGGAGAGCACCGCCGTATAGGTGCCCTTTTCCATTGCCTTACCGTCCAGCGACGCATCCAGCTGGAGCATGCCGGTGTCGCCCCTGGTCATGAAGATGTTGTCACCGATGAGCTTAAACATTGTCAAAACCTCCCATCACGATATTGCCGTCGAATTCATGGCCGTTGATGTTTTCTGTGAAAGTGTACTGCCAGAGCATGCAGTCATACGCCGGATGGGACGCCCCCGGCTGGGCCAGCCAGAGGCCGGCGCCTCCGGTCTGGTCCATGTCGATGACGTTTTCCTTCCAGTCGCAATTCATGTACACCCCCGCCGGAGTGAATCCCGCATCCCACAGCTTATTGACGGTAGCCGTGGCCATGTTGGTCACAAGCTGGCTGTCACCATAGATATCCAGGCCGTGGTTCCGGCGCCAGCCGTCGGCGTCCTCTTCGTCAATCCACACGCCCATGGGGAGCTTCTCTGCCGTAAGGCCGCAGTCCTGGAGCGCCTGCACGAAGAAATCGGCCTCATAGTCCGCATCCTCCTGCGTCACAGCGTAGGAGTAGTAGTACACCCCCACCTTCAGCCCTGCCGCAATGGCTCCATTCACGTTCTCATAAAACCGGCTGTCCATATGCCCATGGCCATAGCCCAGGCGCACCATGGCAAACTCAAAGCCTGCCGCCGCCACGTCGGACCAGTTCACCCGGCCATTGTTTTCAGAAACGTCTACACCCTTCATGATTCTTCCTCCTATTCATTGGAAACTTTAGAAAGGCCCAGGGCCCTTCTGGCAATGTTCGTTTGCTGCATCTTAATGCGGTCAATGCGTTCCCGCTTCTGGGCGCTGCTGAGCTGCTTTGACTCCATGATCTTTCTTTCCGCGCGGTAAGTGTTGTTCATGGCGTCCATGGCGGCTTTGTATTTCATGTACTTGGCGCCGTCGTACCCTTCTGGCTTTTTCTTTGTCATCTTGAACTCGTTGTACAGCTTTTCCTGCTGGCTGAAATCGTCGCGGAGGCGCTGCACACTGTCGGAAGAAGCGTAGGGGGTGGCAGTGAAGCCTCTGACGCCCGGCATCTCACTGGCCCTCTTGGCTGGCCTTGTCTCCGCCAGTCCTGCCGCCTGGTCAATCAGGCTGTTCCCCAGCGCCGCCAGGTTGCCGCCAACATCCTGAATGGTGTTATCAATCTTCCTTGGAGACAGGTTGAAGGCATTCCCCACCTTGCGGGCCAGGTAAGAAGTATATGGGCCATACTGCTGGCGGTCCGGAAGTTTCGACTGGGAAAGGGGGACAATGTTGCGGCCCATGAAGAATGAATAATTTGAAATCCACTCAATGGCCGGGAGAAGCCCCGTAGGGATGGCACTTGGAAGCAGGTTGTCCATAATGGAACCGCCAAGGCCTTTGAATCCGGGGCCATTCCTCCCCTTCTCTTTGTCGTACATGTACTGCAGCATCCGCTCCGGCACCGTCCCGAAGAGAATCCCCAGTTCGAAGGGCTTTGGAATCTTGTACAGCGTGTCCTTCCCTGGAATCACCCAGAAAATATCCTTCTGCCACTGCGGGAGCTCCTGGTAGCGCGGGTCGTCTTTGTTTAGATACCACAGCACCAGGGAAGGCACTGTAATGCCTATAAAAGTCTTCATGGTCATCTGCCCCGGGTGCGCCTTGAACTCCCTCACCATCTTGTCCGTGCCCTGGATGGCCGCGTTGAAAAAGGCTATGGTCTGGTTAAGGCTCTGGGTACTCTTGCCGTGACGGCCAAAGTCCAGCGTCACGTCTCTGGCCTCAATGCCCGCTTCCACGCTGGAGAGAGGTTTTCTCTCTTTCCCGAAGAGCCTGTTCATCACGCCGGTATAGCCTTTTTTCGCAAGGTCGAACTCCGCCAGCCTTGTAGCCATTTCCGTCGCTTCGGAGAAGGCCCGGAGTGCTTCGATGGGGTTCGCGCACATGGAAAGGACGCTCTTCTTTTTCAGAAGGTCCCTCATCTGGCCGTGGAGATAGTCCCGGTCAAGGGAAACCATGGCCGACTGGGCGGCGCCACTGTTCATGTAATCCCAGTACTCTTTCCCCTTCTTGAGATAGAGGGAGAGCCCACGCATGGTGTCCCAAACCGGGATGAATCCATGCTTGGAATAGAGGGAGGCGGAAATCATATCTCGCACAGGGTTTCTGAGGATGAACTCCGGAGACAGGGTAGCCCCGCTTCTGAGGAAACCCGCCGGGACACGGAGCACCTTCACCAGCATGCTCATACCTTCCTTATTGGTCATCTTGAGGGCGTCCAGCAGCTCCGGAGAAGTAGCATAGGTCTTTTTCTTCCCGCCTTCCCAGACATAGAAAGTACTGTCTGTGGATTTCGGAGTGCCTTTGACTTCTTCGCAGAGGTCGCCCATGCCCTTAATCTTCGAGAGCTGGACGAAGGAACGGCCCACCTTGTTGCGCTCAATAGCGCTTATGATTTTGAACGTATTGGCGATGACATTTTCCAGCGGGTCTTGAATGTCTCTTGTGGAGCCCTTGAACCTCTCAATGGTGTTCCCCACATTCACGAACTTTTTCCCGCCGGTGCCTGCCTCTCCAATGTTGTCCACGATGCGCTGGAAGGGGACATAATGCGGCCACCGTTTCCGCATGTCCGCCGCCGCTTTGGCTGAGAGCATGCCTGCGTTCACCAGTTCATCAATCAGGTGCTGTTGGAAGCGGTAGAGATTTTTCGCCGCCTCCACGAATTCCGGATGCTTTTTAGCCAGCTCCCGGATGGTCATGCCTGCATCAATGGGGTCCATGGTCGCCTTCAGTGCAGAGCCCTCTTCCCCCTTCTTCAGCTTGCTGTTGAAGTCGTAGATGTCTTTTTCACGGAGGGCCACCAGGAAGGCGGAGAAATCTTTCAGGTTCTTCTTCCCTACGGAGTGGAAAATATCCTTCAGCGCAGGGATTCCCCTTTCGGGATCTCCGTGCTGAAGAAGCGTAATGGCCTTTCCTGCCCATCCTCTGGCCGCCCAGGCGTTAAGGAAAGGGTTGGAAGAGAATGGAAGTTTCTTGCCGATACGCTTCTCCACAGCCGCCACCACGTCAGCCAGCGGGTGAAGCTCATCCACGGCTTCCGTATAAAGCCGGCTCCATGCCTTCTTTCCTGCTTCGCCAAAGGTGCCATCCTGCAGCATCCTCTTCAGCCCCTGGAAGCCAGTGGAATCGGAGTAGAAAGAAATGTGCCCCTTCACTCTGGCCACGGATCCCTGGTGGTTCCACTGGTACATGACTTTGGCCAACTTGTTCGTCGCCCCCGTCAGCTTGGGGTCCTGGTGCAGTTTCTTTTCAAAGTAGTTGTAGAATTCCGGCGCATTCCTTCTGGCCTGGGCGCGGTCTGTCACATAGTCATGGAAGAATTCAGCGAATCCCTCCGCCAGCCTTCCGGACATGTCCAGGTCAGAATATCCGCCCTTCCCAAAGCGGTCATCCACAAGATGCAGGAGTTCTCCGGCGTACTCCGGCGCCTCAGAGAAGTGGAAACGCTCATCCAGGAAATGGCCCAGCTCGTGGGCGATAACACGGGGCTCAGCGAAATTCTGCGTACGGATGACATGGGAAAGCGTGTTGAACTGTCCCCGTGCGCCCTTCTCCGTGCGCCCGTAGCGGACGGTCGCATTGAAAAGCCGGTTCACGTAGTCAACAATGCCCTGCCTGGTAACCGGCACGCCGGTATCTTCATGGGCCGTGTAGTCCACGTCATTTCGCATACTGCGGATGGTGTCCATGCGCTGTATGGTCTGGGCATTGCCTTCCCGGGGGAAGTTATATTCCCGGGGCACATCCCTTGGGATATCCCCGCCTTTTAACCGGGGAGAAAGGTCCACCTGGCCGACTGGTTGGGAAGTGTCTCTCATGGCCTGGATGTTTCCACGGGGAGTGCGGGAAACTTTTACAGGCGCATACTGGCCTTCCGCGTCGTCTATCCACGCCACATCTTTCAGCGGCACACGCTTGGAATAGATTCTGCCGCCGCCTGCATAATCATTCGCCATCATCCGGGAGGGAGTGATGAACGCTCCTTTCCTTATAGGGCTGGAGCTATAAACAGTCACGCGGCCGCTTCGAAGTGAATCCTCCATCATGTCCGTGGTGAAATCCGGATTCGTACCTTCTCCATCCTCAATAGCCTGGCGGAAAGCCTCCTCTGCAGTATTGATGTCCTTCACAGAGCGGATGCCTGTGTGATAATCGTCATGCATAGGATTTTCCCGAAGGATAAGCTCCAGTTGGGCCTCTTTGTGGGCCTGCACGGGGTCCGTAGTTTCTCTCTCAAAATTGAGATTCCCGACCCTGTCTCCGGTCTCAATGACGCCATCCTCGCCGCCGGAAGAGTGGGAGGAATCATCCATGGCGGCGCTCTGCCGCTTACCGCCCTGGTCGTACACCCTTCTGGCCACATCCATGCGGCGGGCGTCGTTAGCCTGGGCAGGGTCCGGCCTTTCGTAGTCCTCACGGATAATCTGGGCCGCTTCCTCCGGCGTGAGGTCATCGCCCCTCTCGCGCATCCGGCGGAGGGCGTCGGGCTCCGTGGTCTTCATTTCCTCCACGGAGTAGTCCACCTGGGCCCGCCAGTCCGACGGGTCGCGGCCGTTGTCCTCGCACCACTTCTCAAAGCGGGCGTAGCGGTCTCCGTCCCACTGGATGAGTCCCCTTGTCCCATAGCCATCACCGGAAACGGCGCCGGTATTGAAATCACTTTCCTGGGCAATGTTTCCCGTCATGCCTGCCGCCTCGGCGTCCGTCAGGCCGTCCTGCCGGTAGCGGTTGTAGACGTCCGTGGCCATGTCGCCGGTTTCTTCGTACATGCCGCCGGAATCGTCTGCCATGTTGTCGGAAGCGTTCCTCATGCCGTCATCGAATCCATAGCCGCTGTCATCAGCCATGTCGGAAATGCGGCGGCCGGTTCCCTGCCAGTCCTTGGGGACAGTGACATGGAAATTCTCGCCCCTGGCATAGGCCTCGTTGCCGCTTCCGTTGTATTCGTCGAAGGGAGTGAGGCCCATGTCGGAGGCCATGCGGCCGAATTCATCACGCAGCGGCCTTCCCGCCTCGCCCTCGAAGGAATCGGAGACGAAATCAACGGCCTCGCCCACATCGTGGTGGGAAGTACCATCTCCGGAGCGCTTTCCGCTTGTCATGGTGACAGGTGCCTCCGGATGGGCCCGGTTCCACCTGGTCACCAGCTCATTGGCTGCCGCCTTGGTGGAATCATTCATCCCTGCCCAGTCCGCATCTCCCGCCACGTTGAACACGGGAGCGGATGCATCTGCAGGGGGAGCGTCATAGGATGCGGCGTTATCATCCGACGCTCTGGCAAGGTCATCAAAGCCTGTTGAACCGCCCCGGGAAGCCGGTTCGACGTCTCCGAAGGGGTCGTATACGTCACTTCTCATGGCCCTCATACCCTCGCCGCTGTTGGCCAGGTCATCAAAGCCGGTGGCACCGCCCCGGGAAACATCTTCGCCTCGGAGGTCTCTCCCCAGGGCGTCCATGGTGTCCACAGCGCTGTCCATCTTGGCCTTTGCCTTTTCCTTTACCCTGTCCGGCACAAGCTTTTCTACGCCTTTGACGGCGCCTTCTACCATGGAAGCCGGCAGGAAAACCTTATCCCATACGTTGAGAGGGTTGTCTACGATTTCCTGCACGTACTTTCCAGGCTGTGTCACTGCTTCCTTCACCGGGTCGATAACCGGGTCCAGAAGTGTCTGCTTGGCCGTCGAAATCACCGGCGTGCCGTCATCATTGGCCACGTTTTGGTCATAGGCGTTCATGGTGCCGTTTACTATGGTGGGTGCCGCCAGTAAGCCAGCGGCCCCGCGCACCGGCGCCGGCATGAAGGGAGTAATGGCCACATACCCCGCAGGAGTGCCCACGGCCGCATCGTAAAGGCCTGCCTTGGCCGTGTCATAGTTCTGCCCTTCATATCCGCTTGTCGGGTCCTCATCGTTGATGTCCTCCCCTCCGGCTCTGGCCTCGTAGGCGCGGGTCGCCGCCTGGGAAACCTCCTGCCCGTAGGCGTCGGCCGCCTTCTCCACCTTCCCGATGTAGCTCGGGAGGGCGTTTTCGATATTCGTGGTGGTCCGGTCTGCCTGTTCATAGACTTTCTGCCCGAAGGATTTCAGCTTTCCCAGGATAGAATCATCCTGGGGAGCAGGGGAATTGTTCGCCAGGTCGTCGAATCCTGTTTCCCCGGCCCCGGAAAGGTCGCTCCCGTTATTCTGGCCGTAGTTCATCAGGTCATCGAATCCCGTTTCTCCATAGTTCATCTAAATCACCTCACCATACATGAGATACATACGCATCATTCCCCGACGCCTTCAGCCCGGCAATGATTTTTTCGGGGGACCACCCCTGTTCACGCAGCGCATCGATGCGGGCGTCCACCGGGTCCTGCTGGCCGCCGGAAGAACCTCCGCCCATCGCAGGAAGTGTGCTCATAAGAGCGCTGTACCATGGGCTGTCAGATTCATCCTTGTCGGGGTTGTTCTTCATCCATGTCATGTGCAGCTGGCGCAGCGTGGAAATCTGCTGTGACGTGAGGCCGCTGGTTCCTCCGCTCCCGCCGCCACCTGCAGGATTGGTCATTCTGTAGTTGTTCATGGCAATGTTTGAATTGACCATCCTGTCCTGCGCGTTGGCTTTCTGCTGGTCAATTTCAATCTTCTTCATGGAGGCGGGGTCTGTAATGAATTTTCTGTTCTTCACATCCCAGAATCCGGCGGTTGTTCTGACGTACTGGTCGCGCGGATCAGAGAAATCCCCTGCGTCGGAAACGGCCCCGTTATCCCCGTTAATGCGGACAATGTGGCCGTTTTGGCCCTGCATGTACTTATAATCCGGCTTGGTCAGCTTGGAAATGTTGTTCAGGCTGTCCAAGTCAAGCCCCTGGACTCCCCAGTTGGCCGCCTTTTCGTTGTAGCGGTTAATGGCCGGAATCATGCCTGGAAGCTTAGAGGAATGGTAGGTGTCCACCACCGTGTTGCCATCCTTGTCTTTGGTGAAGATGAGAGCGTTCAGAATCTGCTCCTTCATGGGGTTCAGCACCTTGGAAATGTACTCGGAACGCTGGGCGTTGTAGGCACTGTCTTCATCCTGCTTTACCCTGTCCAGTGTCATGGCCCTGGCTTCTTCAGGGGAGTACCCTGCTTTCACCGTCGAAACGTAGAGGTCACGATAGACGGCGCCATTATCCGCCATGTTCTTCTGGCGGATGGCCTGCCGGTCCGGCACAGAGGGAAGGCCGTTCCCCTCCTGCCCTTCGTTAGAAGGTGCCTGCTCCTGGGGCGCAGAATTGAAATTGGGCTGGGCCATATAGGCCTGTGCGGCGTTGGCAAGGGAAGGGGCTATAGTTGTACCCCCATTTCCTGCCGCCGCTCCTGCGGCCGTTTGAACCCCATTCTGAACGTTTCCGGAAAGGAGGCCGCTTCCCACCACCCCGCCGGATGTGGTGGTGCCCGTAATGGGATGGGCGCTGGCAGTAAGGGGAGGCATGGCGCTGTTTACCCCCTGCAGTGCCTGGGAGAGAAGGCCACCGGAAATGCGGGGGATGGTGGGCGTATTATTCTGTGCCTGCTGCACATAGTCCGCCATGGTCTTTTGCTCCTGCGGCTGGGAAGCCTGGGCCGCCATGCTGGGGAACCAGGCATTGGCGTAGTCCTTGGCTTCATTGGTCTTCTGGATATCCTGGGCCCGCTTGCCCAGATAGGTTCCCAGGGCGGTCCCCAGGGATTTCCACACGTCCATGTTATCGGCCGGAATGTATACCACTGCCATGTTATTTCCCTTCCTTTCCTTCAGCCTTCTTGTTGGCCGCCTTGTCCTTGGCAGTCAGCGGTTCGACGGCAAAGCCGTTCGCATAGAAGAGAGCCCTGTCGTCATCAAGCTCCAGCTCGTACACTCTCTGCGGGGCCTTGTTCTTCAGCACATGGGCCAGTCTGCGGAAACTGTCCACGGTCCATACCTTCATGCCTGCCTTCAGGGCGGAGAGCGGTTTCCTGCCTTCCGGCGTGAGGAACACTTCCGTAGGAGTTGTAGTGACCTTCCTGATGGTGCCGTCAATGCTTGGTACCGTCTCCACGTTGTAGGTTACCTGCTCGCCCATGTCATGCACTTTCTTTACATGGGACATATGGCCTCCCTGGATGACGACGGTATCACCCTCTTCCATCTTTTCGATGGGCACGTCTTCATACCCCGTGGACACCAATGTGCCCGCCGGGAAGCAGGCGTAGAATGCGGCCGCAGAGTTTGCGGCGGTGCCCAGAAGGTTTCCGAACCATCCGCCGCTTCCCTGCTTGACGTAGGTCTGCCCCGGATTGGCCACGGCGTACCGGTGCCCGCTCATGCTGTCGTACAGGCTGAGGTTCGGATTCTGCATCCCGATGGCCGCATTGAAGTAATTGAGCGGCGTAGATGCGGCGTTGCTCTGTGCGGCTGCCGCCGTATCGATTGGCTGGTTGGCAAGGTTGGCCTGCTGGCCTGCCAGGCTGCTCTGGGCGCTGGCGCCGTTGAGAATGTTGGAAATGTTGTTCCCGGTAAGTCCCGCCTGCTGTCCAATGCCGGAGAGCTGGCCGGAGTACAGGCCGGAGAGAAGGCCCGCCCTGCCGTTGAGTCCGTTCAGCTGGTTGTTGTAGGCGGAGTTGGCAAGGCCTGCCGCCTGCGCCATGTCACTGCTGTAGCTGCCTGCCAGTGCATTGGCAGCATTCTTTGAAATGTCATTCATAGACTGGTTGGCCATAGAGGAATTGATGATGCCCCTATCCGCCAGGGAGGAAAGAGTGCTCCCCATGGTGGAGTCCAGGTCAGACTGCAGGGCCTTCTGACGGTTCTGGGCGTAGGCAGAGGGGAGCTGTCCTGAGAGGAAGCCGCTCATGGTGTCCGCATTTTCTGCCATGGCTTTCTGGTAATCACTGTCCAGATACTTATTTCCTTCCTGGTAGGTCTGCATGGCATTGCCGATGCCGCCAATGTAGCCGTTGTTGGCATCATTGGCGCCGGTCACGCCATTCTGCACCTGCGGCAGGAGGCCGGAAATGGTCTGCCCTGCCTGCTGGGTGCCGGAAAGAGCAGACTGCAGGAGGCTGTTATAATCCGGCGTCACCTGGCTGTTCTGAATCTGCCCGTTAGCCAGGTTCATGAGGTTCTTGGAGACGCCCATGGCATTGGTGAGCCAGTCCATTTCGTTGGAAAGCACCCGCTTTTCCTCGCTGCTGGCTTCGGGAACCTTGGCGGAGGTGCTCACCACCTTGGATTTCTTCCCGCCTCCGAAGAGCTGTAGATTAAATTTCAGCATGATGAATTCTCCTTTCGTTAGTTCAGATGGGTGATGTCGCTGCGCATGACATGGTAACAGCGCCCCCGGAAGGTGTAGTCAAGGTCCTTCAGGTGCTTCATGCCCCATCGCCTTTCATGCACCTTGGGCGGCCTGGTGGTCCTTGTGATGATTTCCGTGAGGCCGTTCATGTGCATCACCTCCCGCATGTAGGGGCACATTTCATGGAATTTTCCATAGGTCTGGTTGATGGAGAAATACCGCTTCCCCTCATGCTCGACGATGGACCAGAAGAGAAATCCCACGTGCGGGAAGAATTTGAAATATTCGTTGTATCCGTCATGAAATCCCCCTTTTTCTTCATCCCAGTAAAAGCCGTCAAAATTGACACGCTCGCCGGTGCGGCGCACGTAGTCTTTCACCATGTCATGCAGTGAGTCAAGTTTCATCTTCCCCGCCGTCCTCTCAAGAGTTCCGTCAGCTGGTGAAGCGCAGAAATGCCTGCTTCATCCAGGTTTTCCACCATGCTTAAAAGCTCCGTCATGGAAAGGTAGGTCACCACCAGCGAAGTGGCCATGGATGCCTTTCCCAGCAGCTCAAGGCCGTTATCCACAAGCACCGCGGCAAGGACTAGCAGAAGGTAAGTCAGCATCTTTTCCCCGAAGTTACGGCGCATGACGCCAGATGAGATAAGCCCCTCTCTATGAGCCTCAGGGATGCCTTTCACCGAGCTGCACAGGTCACCTGCGGATCCTGCTTCCATGAGCCGCCTATGAGAAATCGCGATCCACCTGGTGAAGAGGTCAAACATCACCAGAATGGCGAAAATAGAAAAGAGCCCCAGATGGAGCTCAATGCCGATAATCCACGACGCTGCCAGCTTTATGGCCCATTGGTCATAGAGCTTGGCGGCTGTCTGGAAAATACTGTTGAAAATATCAATGTTCATTATTTCGCTCCTTTTTAGGGAGAATAACCACAAGTGAAATGCCCGCTCACGCCCACGGTCGTGGGACCATGAATATTGTCGGAACAGTTTGCTCTGCTTATGGAGAGACAAAGACAACAACCAGCGGGGCCTTTACATGGGAACCCACGGGAGGACGGCAGGACGGTGGCGATGGTCATGATGGAGAACCCATTTTGACCTCTACCATTTCCTTTGATGCCTCCAAAAATTGGACGGGAAACACGTCTTATACCGGCGGTGGTGCCAGCCACAATAACTTACAGCCCTACGAAGTCATCTTCCGCTGGAAGAGGACCGCCTAGGCAGTCCTGCGCCAGCGATACACGATAGTGTAAGGCTGCATCACATTATGGGCGACTCCTTCACCAAATCTACCTGTGCCGGTGAATTTATGGGTATGGGCACCAGCTGATTCCGTGTAATAGGTTTTTACTTTTTCCCAGTTGTAGCCACGGCCAATGCCTGAGCCGTCATCAGCTTTATACCCCGGGGAACGGATGGCATGAGTGTGCTCTCCCGCCAATGATGTCGTGCCGGAAACATTGATGTTAGTAACAGGTAATTCACTCGTGGTGAGTTTGTGCTTTTCCTCCCCGCCGGTAGTCCCGGCAGTGAAGGTGGTCCCTGTTGCCGCTTTGCCCTGAGCCACAAGAACACGGCCCGCATCCATAGCCACCCAAGTGCCTCCGAATAAGGTAGCGGGGGAAGTGCTGACGGTGGATTCATAGATGGAGCCCACCGGGTGGGCGTCCAGCTTCGCCTGGGCGTATACCTTTGACAGGTCCGGCGTGGACAGCTTGATTGTTCTTGTCTTCGAGTCCGCAGACAGTGCAATGAGCCCCTCTGCAGTGAGGGTGAATGTGTCCTGGCGACCATTGGCCGTTACTGTCACATTCCCGATTTTAATAGCAGAGATGCAATTAGTGTTCTTCGTAGCCCCTGCTTCGATTTCCTTCAGCTTCTGCTGAAGCGAAGGGGCCAGCTGCTGTGGGTACTCTTTGTAAGAAATGCTCTTTACCGTGGATCCGTCCGTTTTGGCAGTGCCGACGAAAAGCCTTACTTTGTGCTGCCATGCGGAGCCGGTCCAAACGTACATCTTGGATTCAAGAGTGGAAAACCATGAGAGCCCTGCGTCATTCGCTCCAGCCTGCGGAGTGCTGTCCTGCTCCACCGGCGCGATGGTTGTGGAGCCGTAGGTCAGCGCTCCCGCGTCGGACCGTTCGATGTAGAGGTAACTGGTGTTATTGGCAGGCAGGGACCAGGCGGAAAGCTTGTCCCGAACCACGCCGATGTAGTCAATATTCCCGTTCTCTCCGCAGCCGTCGGCAAAGCTCATAATGACAGGTGTCACGGAGCCGTTGATAATCACCGCCAGCCCGTCGGAGGAGAGGAAATTCCACGCTCCGGAGAGCATGGCCGCCGAAAGTACCCGCTGGCGGCTTCCTCCCACTGCCCCGCTCGGCTGGGCATTCAGCGCCGCCACCAGGGAGAGGATTTCCTTTCGGTTCTTTTCCACGGCGGAGCGTGTCGAATCCCCCTGGGGCGTAACGTTCAGGGGGTAGTTTTCTGCATAATTCATTTATGGTTACACCTCCGAATATGTGTAGTCGAACTGCCGGATGGCCACGGAGCCCTTGGCAATGTAAATCTTAATCTGCAGCGAGCGGTTCGGGCCGCCGCCAATCTTCAGCAGCTTGGTAAACGATTCATTCGCCAGCGCAGTGTTGGCATCATAAAGCGGCCCCGTGTCATCATAGAGCCGCTTTTCCGAAACCTTGAACTGCAGGGCCTTGGCCTTCTTGTTGGAAATCTCCACTGTACCGTAGCCTGCAATCTTGTTCGATGTGACGAATGTATAATTCATCAGCAGGATGAATAATTTCTCCGCCAGCAGGTTCCCCGACGTGACTGCTGTCTCTATCTGCTCCCCATCGTCCGTGTCGATAGCCTCGTCCAGGATGCCTATCTTGTTCCCGTAGGCAATGTACACGTCGTGGTCCAGATTCTCCACATCATGGAGGGGATGGGCTAGCGTTCTGGTGGTAAACACGCCGCGGCCGTCGGCGTATCTCGGCAGGTAATGGTAGATGAAAATGTACTCCGATTTCTCCGACGGCAGAATCCACATCTGCTTTCTGGTGGGGACGTACCACATGGCCGCCGTCTTGTCCGTGATGCGGATGAGCTGGGCGTTGATGTTGAGCCCCGTTTCCTCCGGCTGGATGTTGGCGTAGGTGTTGGTCGGCATGAAGGACATGAGCCCCGCATTGCCGATGTAGTACGAATGGTCATTCAGCGAAACCGAAGAACCGGCACAGTACGCCGTTTCGGAAAGCGGATAAACCGCCAGCGTTCCGGAATGCGGATTTCCCACCACCTGGTAAGCCCTCCCGTACTCCTTGTACACGATAATAGCCTTTGAAAGGAAGGAAACGGAGATAATGCATCCCTGGTCCTTGTAGCCTACATCCACGTACTGGGCTGATGCGCTGTTGTTGCTGTCGCTGGTCCAGCTGGTGTAGTCGCCGATGGCGCTCCAGTGCAGTCGGTGGTCCGACGTGGCCGCCGTGATTACAGAGCCGGAATTGGAGCTCACGAAATTGCAGGAATCCGGCGAATCTGCGACGGTCGTCAGGCTGTCTCCTGCCCCGCTCACGGCCTGCAGCTTGCCGCCGGAAGCCACCAGCACATCGCCGCCGAAAGTCGTGTACCTCGGCCGGTCCGTGCCGGTCAGCGCTCCCAGCTCCGTGGCCGTCTTGTAGTCCTCGGTCTTGTACATTTTTCCGTCGGACGTGAAATACCAGCATTTTCGGTTTACGTCATAGTAGATGGAGGTGATGTCTTTATCCGCCGTGTACAGGATGCGGATGCCCGGAACCGTCTGGAGAGCCCCGTCAGTGCCGGAGTACTCGCAGTTATGGGCCTGCACAAGAGCCCTGATGTCTACCGCCTCGGCCGGTTTGCTCCAGTCGATGCCCAGAGGGAACCCCTGGGTGCTGGCGGTCTGGAATGCCTGTGCCATGTCATCACCTTGCCCTTGCGCCCCTGACGGCTTCCGTCAGCTGCTGAATAAATGCATTGTCCGCATTGGCGAAATCAATCATGAGGGATTTTTTCTTAACCAAGTAAGAGACAATCTGCACCAGGGCGAAGGTGTACATCTCCGAAAAAGGCACCGCATCGTCCATGCTGGCAATGTGCGGTTTCTTTGTGGCATAGTACACGTCCGGCACCGTCTTCCCGTCGTAGGTCTGGAATGTGCCGTTCTTCATGGTGATGGGGTAGCCGGAAACCGGCATGAACTGTAGGAAATTGGTGGGGATGGCGTCATTGTTGGCCACATCCCGGCAGGATGTCACCTCGGGGTCATGCATGGGGGCCAGCAGCATGGAGAGCGTATCAATGGCCGTATTGATATATGGGATGTACTCGGCCTCATCATCCAGGATTTCGTTCGTATCAAGGTTGATGGTGGTAATCAGCTCGTTTACGGTCATATCCCCAGTACCCCCTTCCTATCACAACATTGGAGCCGCCTTCAGAGCGGGCCTTCTCTGCAATCCAGTTTTCCCACTCCTGCAGGAGCGCCGAAACATCAAGGTTGAGGATGCGGGTCACCATGTAGTGCACCAGCATGGTTTCCTCAAAGTTGTCGTGGCCGCTCTCATCATCCAGGTTCTTGTAGGAATCATCCGTTGCCTCGTCCGGCATGTACTTGCTGATGAGATGACAGAGAAGCTGGTTCCCTTCGTTGTAGTACTCAAGGAACTGGAAAGGCGTGTAATTGACGTGAGACGTGTCGCCCACCTGCATGTAAGCCCTGTTGATTAGCTGTTTGATGGTCATTTTTAGCGCCTCGAATCGTTTCAAATAGTTTCAAGTCAGTTTCAAGCAGGCGGCGGTAAAACAGTGAGAAAGCACGATATTATCGACATAAATCACTGTCCGCACTTGCTTGGATTCGTTTCAAGTCGTTTCAAGTTTCAAACGAAACGGGAGCGGCAAATCGCCACTCCCGAAACATTGAGACATATAAAACTATAGGAAATCAGTCTGCAGCGCCGCCGGTCATGACCTGGATGACGCCGTAATCCTTGCCGTTGAAAACAACCTTTTCGATGCCGGCATTGAAAGAAATGCCGTTGCCTTCACGGTTGCCGTAGTCGTCTACCTGTTTGATGGCATCCGGCTCACGGGTGACCGCATAGCAGGCCGCCTGCTGGCCCAGGAGAAGGTTATGCACCACGTTGGCCTTGGATGCGCCGGTCTGGGTGGTGGATACGCGTTCGTATTCATAGAGAATCACTCCGTCGTATTCGCCCAGGGCGCCGGTAAAGATGGGGTTGCTGGAACCTCTCACGCCGGCATGTTCCTGCGCTTCCAGCCATGCGGTGTCGGTCTTGAGGTCACGGGCCGCATAGGGGCCGATGAGCATGATGTACTTATCCTGGCCGTCAATCTTAATCGGTTTCACCTTCGGAGCGTGCAGCATGGCCTTACGCTTGGCGGTGGAAATCATCGCACAGGTCAGCTTGTTGGCCGCAGTAATGGAGGCTTCCGTGCCCATGACTTCACCGGCAGTCGGGGAGGCGGTCAGCTTGGAGATGAGAGTGTCATCCTTCCAATCTGCCAGCCACTGCACCAGCGCAGACTTGATGAGCGGCAGGTTTTCATAGGGAGACTTGTGGTCATCGCCTACATAACGGGCCACTGCGTTTCTCACCTGCTCGGTGGTTACGGAGAAATCATACATAGAGAGGGTATCTTCGTTATTTACCAGGGAATTGTTTCCGGTCACGCCGTCGCCGGTGAGGTTCATGGCGATACCAAAGGTCACCTTGTCGCCCTTGGCACGCTTCAGGTCCTTATTGGTCTGAATCGGCTTGGAGCCGTCTGTAGATGTAAATTTTTCGAAATAAGAGGCCTTATTGCCTTCTCTCCAAACTTTGGCCGCCCATACCTTCGGCACCAGGGCGGAAGGAATTGCGAATTCTTTAGCCATGATAGCTTACTTCCTTTCTTGTCTTAACCACAGTATTCATCAATCGCACGCTGAATGTCCTTCGGGAGGTCCTTTTCACGGCCTTCCCGCACGGCCCGGAGGATGTCCTCATTGGTCAGCTTCGGCTGTGCGGGGTTGGCGCCGGTGAGGGCCGCCGCCTTCGGGAGCCCTGCCGCCTGGGTGAGGGGGTTGGCTTCCGGAGCGGGAGCAGGAGCCGGAGCGCCGTTTCCTGCCTGTGCGGGAGCCGGTACGCCGGTGCCCTGCTGCATGGCCGCAACCACCTTATCACGGAAATCACGGATAATCTTGAAATCCTTTTCCGTGCCCACGCCCTGGTCAACTCGGTTGAAGGCGTCATCAATCATCCTCGCATCCATGCGCTTCATGTCATTGAGCATCTCATTGCCCTTCTGATAGATGGCCTGGATGTTCGGCGTGGCCATGATTTCCTGGGCAAACGCAACGTTCTGCGCCCTCACGGTCATGGCCTTCTGCACCTGGGCCTCCTGGTTGTAGGCTATGGCGCCTTGCATTCGGAGGAATTCATCGTACTTTGCGGGGTCTGTAAACATCAAATCATCAACGTTCTGAAGGTTCATGCGGCGGGCCGCTTCCTTTTTCGCGTATTCGATAATCTGCTGTCTTGTCTGGGGAGGAACGGCCGGCATCTGCCCCTGCTGATTCGGTGCCTGCCTCATCTGTTCAAGCTGGGCCTTGAGCTGGTTGACTTCATCGCCCATCGCCTTACGGCGGGCTCTTTCTTCCGCCAGCGCCTTGCCCAGGTCACCATGGCCATCAGCACCATCCTGAGGTTTATCGACGCTCGGGTCGTCGGCTGGTGCCGGTGCCGGTGGTTCGTCCTGCGGATTCGGCGCATCCGCTGCCGGTTCCGGGGTCGGCTGAGGTTCCGGCTGGCTGTCCGCCGGTGCCGGTGCAGGTTCATCCCGCTTCTTGTCCTGGTCTTCTGGCACGAAGCCCTTCAGGTCCTCCTCGGTAAATCCGAAATCTGCTGCGTTGCTCATGTCCTGGTCTTTGTCTTTCTCAAACATAATGTCCTCCTTTGCGGTTTAACGTCGTTCGCTGGACGCAATGTAGAGTGGTTTAGCGGCGTCACTCAGGCCGAAGATACGGGCGGCTGGTTTAACGACATTAGCCAGGTCGAGAAATCCCGTATCGTGTTTACTGGTTCAATGGAATGTTAGGCGGCAGCTGGGCAGGCATTCCCTGCGGCATCTGCTGCACAGGCGGTGCGGCGATGGCCGGCGCCGGTGCTTTGCCCTTGAGCGCCATGCGCTCCGCCATAATCTGCTGCGGCGAGATGCTCACGCCGATAGACTGGAGAGCCTGGGAAAGTGCTTCGGCCGGCAGCTGGTCCAGCGTACCGGAGACTTTGACATCCGGCACCTTCGGGGCCTCCGCCTGCTGCTGCAGCCGCTTCTTGACGGCCTCTTTTTCCGGAAAGTCCATGAAGTCCAGGATGATATCCATGGGGATGTCCACCCCTGCCTTTTTGGCCTCCAGCAGCTGGTAAAGGTTCGCCTGCCTAGCGGTGGCGCTGGCCGTGCTGGTAGTTATTACGATATCGAAATCAAAGCACGACAGGTCATAGAGCACCTTGGCCACGGGGTCGCCGTCCGCATCCATCAGCGGCTGGCCGGTCATGGGGTTAATCTGCGGCTGTACAGTCATGGCCTGGCCCATACCAGGCTCAATCTGTATAAACTCTTTTTTCCCGTCGTCGCCCAGGATACGGAGGGCCTTTTCATGATTAAAGAACTGGGGAATAAGGCCCGGTTCTCCTTTATCTCCCCACAGGAGCTGTACAATCTGCAGCTCCGCATCCTTCGCATGGTCGAAGATTTCCGCAGTCTGCACCGTGGTGACCGTCTGCCTGAGGTCGATGGCCTTGCCGCTCATCTGGCCCACGGAGCCGGAGAGGGATTCCGGCGTCACGCCGGAAATGGAATAGAAGTCAGCGCTTGACTGCTGCTCAAGCTCAATGTTTCCCACATCCTGGGCCGCCGGGAGGCCGTCGGTAAACGTGAGGCCCGGCGGGAGGAAGATGTTGGCGCCCGGGGTGGTGGAGTGGTCTCGGATGTCCCGCTTAATTTTGGCATCTGCCTGCCCCTGCCAATAACGCACGCCCAGGGCCTGCTGGTCTACGATGTGCATCCGCTGGGAGCGGTTTTTATTGAGCTCTCTCTGCGGGTCCTTGAGGTCCCTCACAACGCCTGCAGGCTCCAGCCCGTCGTCTTTATCGCTCTCCCATCCGCTCTTGTAGCAGTACTGGGCCACCAGCGGGAATTTTCCGTGGCTGTATGGACTTTCTCCCTCTTCCAAGAGCACCTCGCCGCAGAATGTAGCAAAGCGGATGTGTTCATCCGGCACAGTCATCGGCTGGCCACCGGCGGCCACGAGGGCCATGTACTCCGGAGAGGTCGGGTCTGAGATGATTTCAGAGCCCGCAGTAAATACCTTTTTCGTGCCGTACTGCCGGTACCAATACTGGACTACTCGGAGCTTCTTCAGCTCGTTGGAGTACCACAGCGGCGTGGTTTCCACGGTCTCCAGCTCGGTTTCATCATAGTCATGAAACATTGTGCGGATTTCATCGGCGTGCTCAGGGTATACCTGGCAGAGCTTGTCCGGTGACTCCCATGAGTAACGGCCGCAGAAAGCGGCGTCTGACAGGTCGTCCTTCGTGCTTTCCGGGTCAATGAACACATCAAAGGGGCTCACGTTCTCAATCTTGATTTCCCCATCCATCTTTTTGTAGTTGAAGGCGTAGGATGTCCAGTAATAGCCCACGCCGCAGGTGATGGCGTCCCTGAATGCCCGCTTTTTGGCCTTCTGGTAGGACGCTTTATCAAAGACATACTTGGTAATGCCTTTGCCCACACGGCTCACCCTATCGTCCTCCTCAGAGCGCGGGAGGAAATCCGGCTCCGTCTCGTTCTGGGCAGCATAACCGCAAAGCAGATTGACGATGGGGCGGATGCGGTTGAGCGTGATGGCCGGCCGCTTGGCCCGCCTCATGTTGTTAAGGTCCGCATCAGTCCACTGCTTCCCGGCCACAAACTCATAATCCTGCTTAGCGTAGTCCCTCCAGGTCTCCGACAGCCGGAGCGCTTCTTTTACCCGTTCCTTGGCGGCAGCGAAATCGAAGCCGCCAGCCTGCTGCTGAGGCAGGTCCTTTTCTTCTTCCAGTCCGTTCATGTTCTCACCTCATTCCACCATCTCGGAGCCGTACATCAGGTCATACATCTGCCTGAGCTGCCAGTCAGGCATCTGCTCAACGAACGCCCGGAGCTCCTGATCAGTGTATTTTCCCGGGATAATCACACCTTTATTCACATGTTCGCCTACCTCGCCCTTGAGCACCCGGAAAGCATAATCCCGGAGGCCTTTCCGGCTCACAAACTTGATAGACGATAAATCAGCAATCACACGCCCCATGCTGTTCCTTCCTCCCTGTCCGGTCTAACCAGCTTGTATTTATCAATCGTTCTTACCTCGCCCTTTTCCGGGGTGATAGGCCGCGACATCAGAAAATAACGGAGCGAGTCATAAGCGTGGTCCTCCTCCTCCGTGTCCACGTCCTCCACATGGTGCTTATCGTAGGTCAGCGCCGGGAGGGTACGGATGAGGTGGTGGCAGGAAGAGAAGATTTTAAGCTTATGCTCTTTAAGCCTCATGTGTACCTGCATCAGCCCCGCCATGCGGTCATTGTCTGCCGGCACCCATGGCACGCCCTCGCCTGCAAAAATCTCGGCTATGGTGGGCCCATCGTGGCCGGTGCGCTGCCAGATGGCAGGGTCCGCAATGCCAAAGGCTCCCGCCAGGTGCTTGACCTTCTGGGCCACCTCCCTGGCGGTCTCCTGCGTGCCGGTGTTGACGGTCCCGGGCTTGCAGCCGTACCATTCGCCGATGACATAAACCACGCCGTCATAGTCCGTTGCGTACTCATAGATGGCATAAGGTTTCGTGTATCCCCAGTCCATCGAGCGGTAGCGTGGCCAGTCGGCGGGAATAGGAAATGGGTGGATGACGTGTTCATCATTCCTAAATTCCTCGAAAACCTGTCCTTCAAAGATGTTCCAGTCTCCGTCCCTATAGGCCTTCCGGAGCTTTTCCGGAAGCGTGTCCAGCTGCGCCTTGTATGCTTCTGAGATGTGCGGATTATCGTCCACGGTCGCCGGAACAAAAGCCACCTGGGAAGCAAAGGCCTGCATTTCCGGCGGCATGTTGCGGTCAATAAATAGGTTTTTAACCCACATGTGCCCGCGGCCGCCCGGGTTTGTAGCGGCGATGAACTTGGTGTCATTGATGCCCACCCAGCGGAGACGCATCCGGAGGAAGTCAAAAACGCTCTGATCATTGAGTGTCAACTCATCAATAGCGATGGCCGCAAACTCGGAAGAGAGGTATTTAGACGGCTTGTCCAGGTTACGAAAGCAGATAACGCCGCCGCCCAGGCTGTCCGCCAGGATGAAATCGTGGTCCGTCTCTCTGTACTTGCCCAGCCACTCGGGAAACTCCATGCGAATCTTTGATAGCTGGCGGTCTTTAAGGCTTGGATAGTCCTCGCAAAATAGGCCCACGCGAATCCCCTTTATACCGGTGTGCTTGTACCAGGTCAGCAGGAGGTAGACAAGCTCCCATCTGAGGATGTACGATTTCCCGCCGCCTGCCGCTCCGCCATAGAGGATATAGGTATTATCCTTTACAGTCTGCATAAAGCTCCGCTGCCTGGGCGTCGGCTTGATGATGTCATTGATGAGGTTAATCTTGCGCGTCGATATCATCATCCACCTCCAGGGTCACAGACAAGCCGCCGGAAACCTCTGTTTTGTCTACCGGCTTGTATCCGGCTCGGTCCATAATGTCTTTAGCCGCCGCCAGCCTGTCTCGGTCGTCCGCCCGCGGATTTGTAGCAATGCTGAGGATGGCGTCGTAGGCTTTTACAGCACCGGCGGCCATTCTGGTGCGAAGATTCCCGTAGATGTCTTTTTTGTATTCTTCCATGAGTTTTTTAACTTTATCATTTTTCATCAGGCGGCTGCCTTGCATGTAGGCGCTCCGTGGGCTGTACCCTGCATTGATAGCAGCCTGCGTCTGGTTACCGCCGCAATTAAAATATTCGATTACAAATTTCCGGTATCTGTCTTCGGCTGCCATGGCCATTCACCGCCTTTCAAAAAAATTTCAAAAAAATTTTCAAATCCCCCTTGACGTTACATCGACATTGATGTAAGCTATAGACAGTTCAAGGGAGCGGATCCCAAAGAGTTAACAGAAAGGATGATTAAAATGACAAAATTCTGTGATAGCAAAAAGGTTATCGAAATTTCTATGGTAGACAACAACGGCACAAGCTTCGAAGCCGAATTTTTCGAAATCGGCGGGCTCCCGTTTGACGACGAAAAAGGTGCTTACGTCGTAAAAGACGTAGATTACCTCGTTGATTATGCCGAAAGCTATGCAGCAGGCAAAAACCCAGACTTTGACAACTTCGGAGCCGACACTCCGGAATGTGACGTCATCGTCAGAGAGCTCTAAGCCTATGAGAGTACAACTACCAGGTACAACGCTTGCCCCGCGGATCTGCACGATCTGCGGCAAGCAGTTCCTCGGCGGGCCCAGCGCCCGGTTCTGCCCGGAATGCCGCCAGGAAAAACAGAAAGAATATGCAAGGGCTTACAAACGACGCAAACGCGCCGGTAAGTCCATTGTGCTGGGCGTCACTAAAGGCAAATGTGCACGCTGTGGTAAAGAGTTTGTATATCAAAGTGGATTGCAAAAGTACTGCCCGGATTGTGCTGAGGAGGCAATGCGTGAGGTCGACCGCAAAACAGGCCGCGGGTGGCTCCGCCGCGCTGCCGACAAATACGGCCAGCAGTACATTGACGACCGCAACCGGGGGAGAAGGGTTTACTCGCATGACAACTGTCATGAGTGCGGAGCTCCGCTCCCGCCAGACCACGGTCCCACCACTTTGTACTGTGACGCATGCTTAAAGCTGCATGCATCTTACAGGGCGTACCGGACGCGGGCAGTATCCAGTGGCCGAGAGGCCGTCTCATACGCAAGCTGGAAGTCCTCCCGTTTTTGCGCTATCTGCGGTAAACCTTTGGATAGCGCGAGAAGCAGATTTTGTCCCGATTGCCGCAAAGTCTATAAGCGTTATCGGGAATTGAGAAATTACCGCCTAAAGAGCGGTCTCCCGGAAATCACCCTTGATGAATACCTGAAAGGAAGAAAAAAATGAAAATCAATCTTGACGATGTCCTCACATTAAATGAGGCATCAAAAATCTACGGGGTTCCTCCGGTGACTATCCGCCAGGCATGCACCGGCCAGCGCGGTACTCCGCCGCGTTTCACGGCGGAAGAATGCCGGAAGTCAGAAAACGTCTGGCTCGTCACCAGGTCTGGGATGGAACGTCTTTATAAAAAATAAGCACTAGAAAACCACATGCCGATGAGCATGTGGTTTTTCTATTCCGTGCGAAATCCGAATCCCTGTTTCCTGATTTCCACACTAGCATTATAGCAGGTTCGGAAGTCCCATTTAGTCCCCACTTTGTTTTGGTGGGGATTTTTCTTCCTTCTTTTCCGGCGGCGGTGGCGTCAGAGCCTCCGCAATGCAGCGGATAGCCCTCTGGTGCCGGCGGAATCCCTCCGTGCGCTCGATGTGGTAGGCCTTGAAAATGTTTTTCCAGGACATTCCGCGGAGGTAACGGTCCATCATGAGAGATTCCTGGTCTGGGTTTTTGAGCACCCGGAGGAGCCGGATGGCGTCCTCTTTGTAGCACTCCAGCTCCCACAACCGCATTGTGAGCTCCCGCACGCAGTCATTCTTTTCCGCGTGGATCCGCATCACTACGTCCGCCAGGTCGGAGGACGTTCCGCCGGAAACGTGGGGCTTGCTGTAGTCTATGGCTTTCGCCGCCGCCAGGTCCTCCTCGATGTGGTCCCGCTCGTAGACGATGGAGTTATATAGATTTTGGCAGCGGCGCACTTTGTCAAAAAACAGTTTGACCTCTTCTTCCGTCATCCGCTAGCACCTTTCCTTCGGCCTGGGCGCCAGCTTGGATGCCGGCACCATGGAGCGAAAAACACGTTTAGTATAAACATCTCTAATTGCCAGGTCGTCAGCCAGTTCGAACCCGTTTCCCCGCAGGTAAAAGCGTACCGCCTTGAGGCAGGCGAAGGCATCAGCCGCCTTCTGGGCTTCTTTCACCTTCCGGGCCTCCTTCCGGAAGATTCCCAGGACCTTCCGGAAAGTGGGGTCCGGGTTCTTTGTCACTCTTTCTTTCATTCCGTGCTTCCCCATGATTTTCCCCCTCCTTACACTTTGTACTCATCCACCTGGACTATGAGGCCCGGGTTGGCTCCGTAAACTTTGATCATGCCCATCTTCACCACCTGCCGGTCATCGTCGTAGGCCAGGCCGTTCAGGGCGTCCAGCACCACTTTGAGGATATTGTCGCCGTCCGGTTTAGTGGTTGGCATGATGAGCCCCGCAATGGCTTCTTTCTTTTTCCGCTTGCTCCAGGATATGGGGATGGGATACTGGGCCTGGATTCTCACGTAGGCGTAGCAGTCGGCAGGCAGCTTCTGCCACTCGCCCCGGCATTCCAGAAAGGCGCTCCGGATTCTCTTCTCATAGTCAGCGGTGTTTTTCGGAGTATAGGCCGTATGAGATTTTCGCGAAAATCGGGGCCGTGCTTTCCCTTGCGGCTTTCCCTCGACGAAAAAGTAAATTACATACCCCCTCTCGCCCCGAAGCGTCTGAGGGCCCTTTTAAGCGATTTTTGATTATCTTCGCCCATCCGTTCGTAGCATGAGCGGGCATCATTGCATTTCCGGACGATCTGCCCGAACTCATCCACCACCCAATGGCCTTCCCCTTTGCGGAGAGGGCGGCCGCAGTAAGCGCAGTTTCCTTCAGGCGGCATGGCCATGCGTCCATCATAGTATGGCTTGATGGGCTTGGCCGTCACGCGGGGCGCTGGCCTTTCCGGCGGAGGGCCTGCCCTGCCATGGGGTTCCAGGTCCTTCACGGAGAGCTCCTCCGGCTTCTCCGGAAGGGTCTCCATTGGATGGAGCTCACTCATGAGCGAGCTGGCCCAGGAGCCATCATCACGGCTTCCGTGCCGCCGGTTAAACCTTCTCGTTCCGTTCCTTCTGCTCATCTTCGGCCTCCTGTTCCTGCTGCCCCTGGCGCAGCACAACACACTCCTTGCAAAGCTTTGCATTCTCTTCACGGAGCTTCCTGACGTCGGCCACCAGCTGGCGGCTGATTTCTTTCTGCCGCTTCAGAGATTCCTGGAGAACAAATTTCTTCAAATCCTCGTTCAGTTGGTCATTAGTCTGCAGTTCCTCCTCTCTCTTCTCAGCAGCTCTCTCGGCCGCTCTCATGGTTCCCAGGAGGGCCGCAATGATAAAGCTGATAATGACCACCAGCGCGATGCACGCAATGAGCTCTTTCCCGGTCATACTTCAATCCCCCATTTCTCTTTAATCCCTGCCGCCGTGTAAAGCATTTCGCAGGGGAAGAAATCATACTCCACTTTCCACCCGCTTTCAGTCTCGCGCCGGCAGGTAGCCGCCGTGGGATAGATGGTATCAATCGTGTACTCAAGAGCGCCCTTGGGCGTCATGTACGCTCCTCTTCCGTAGCGTAAAACATAAACCTTCATGCCCTTTTCTTTCTTGAGGGCCTTCCACTCGTCTCTTGTCATGGCGTCCTCCTTAAAATGGGATGTCCTCATCCTTTTCGTTCGGTCCGTGCATCACGCCGGAGGAGTTCCCCTGCGGCTGGTTCGCATAGTCCGAAAAGCTGGGCTGTTCCATGGGCGGAGGCGTCTGCTGGCCGAAGCGTGAGAAATTGCCCCGGTCCTGTGGCTGACCCTGCTGATTCTGGCCGCCTCCCCACTGGCCACTTCCCTGGCTGTTTCCCTGGCCGCCATTGGCGTAGGGGCTTCCGTCCAGGCAGATGGCCACCAGGTCCGCCACCACCTGCGTAAAGTACTTCTTTCCCTGGGGGCTCTCATAGCTGGAGGAGGAATAGCGGCCGCGCACCATGACGCGGGCCCCTTTCTGCAGATTACTGCCGCATGATTCCGCCAGCGGACCCCACACCTGGACGCTCACCCAGTCTGTGCGCTCCTGGTCTTTCACCTTGTAAGATGAGGCTACGGAGAGGCGGCAGTATGGCTTTCCGTTCTGCGTGTACTTCACGTCCGGGTCTCGGCCCAGGCGGCCGCTGATAAAGCACTGGTTGTCATTCAGCATGGAATTCTTCCTCCAACTTTGCAAGCTCATCTTTCATAATACCTTTTGCAAGTCTCGTCGCCAGCGCATTCCCCTCTGGGCCGAAGTAGAGGATTTCGCAAGCCTTCTCCAGCCCAATAGAAATCAATTTTGCGCAATCACGGCATAAGCAGACCGTATTAGAGCAGGTGCCCTCATTACTTGAAATTCTGATAACAATAACATTTTCGTGGTCCCCGCAAGAATCGCAGCCTTTATGTTTCAGTGCGCCCTCTGGCTTACTAATTTCAATCATTTCTATTTACCTCCTTCAGAAATTCCATGTACTGGGCCGCCTTGGCCAGGTCCGTCTCCAGCGTCCCCTTTTTGGGATACCTGTAGAGATACTTGATGATGTTGCCCATGTAGTAAGCTTCTATGCCGGAGAGCCCGGTAACCATGGTCTCAATCACGTCCTTGCATTCCACGCCCTTCCACGTGTAGTGGTCGGGATGGTGGATTTCATCGGCATAGATGAATTTCTTCATTTCCTTCTCAATCTCCTTTTCTTCTCGGCTGTATGGAGTGCTTGCAGGGACGGCCATGGCCATCAACTGGCCGCCCTTCCCGCGAAACTGTTTCAGCCGCACACCTTCGAAGGTCATTGTGTGCCTCGGGATTTCTTCGTCTTTAATCTCATGAATCATTTCTTCCATAGCTGCCTCCTAAATTCGATGATGGCCGGAAAGCTTGTTTCTGGCCCTGGTGTATTCCCTCAGTCGTACTCGGGCGGTAGATGAAATTCCAAAATCAAACCATCTATCTATTATGAACATCTGATTCCAATGGTCCATATTCCATTTCTTGTAGCCTTTGGGAAATACGCGCCAAAACTTAAATTTCCTCTTCCGCTTATTCTTCATCATTTGGCCTCCTTCAGATAAGGGCATTCCTTCATGTCGATGATGATGTTTGGGCTCCTCCGCTGGGCCTTCATCCTTTCGAAAATCCAGTCGAGCACTTCATACGCTTGCTTTTCAAACTTGAACCCTACAGCTAAAGGATAGTCGAAATCCCACTGCTCGCCGCCTTTGTCTTCCATCAAAGCCACAACTCTGAAGAACTTCACACGTTCCACCCTGAACCCCAATAGGGGTGCCATAATTCGCCCCGATAATTCCCTTACGATAATCATCCTTTTCCTCCTTCCAGGACCATGCTTCCGGAGAGGGAAGCGATAAAGCCCTTTACCTTGCCGTCCTGCAGGAGCGCCCTGTTATGGCGCTCTTCCTTGCGGGATTCCTGCAGCATGGCGTACATCTTCATGAACTGGCCCCGAAGGACGCCGGTCTCATCCGCCGGAGAGGAGCAGATTTCTTTCCATCCCATCCGCCGGACCACCTCCGCCGCCGTGGGGTCCCTGATTTTCGGCTTTCCATAATAGCCGGTGCGGGAGATTTCCCGCACCACTTCTCCCCATCCCCTGCCGGCGTCCGGCGGCTCTTCGCCCTGGGCGGCCTTATAAAGGGCCTCCGCACGGCTCCGGATTTCCGCCACCGTCGGGAGGAAGGCCGATTCTTTGATGAGGGCTTCGATGGCATTCACCAGGACAGGCTCTGGGATGTCTTTTGTCATCAGCAGGTAGAGCCTTGCCTGCTCCTCGGTAAACTTGGGCCATGCGGCCTTAAGCATCCCAATTGCCGTTACGGTCGGGGAGTGATTCTGCAAACTTTGATAGGTCATTGATTAAATCCTCCACACTTCCATTACTCTGCGGAGCGGCCCGCGGGGCCTGCGCCTCTTTCAAAACGTAGAACCCCTGCCATCCGCGTTTAATACTCTGCAATACGATGGCCACCATCTGCCGCTCATCCCCGCCGGAAAGCTTCTGCAGGTCTTTAAGATTGAGCTCAGCCGCCTTTTCTGTCAGCGGCTTCTTCATCCGCTTCCTCATTTCCTGCCATCCCTTGAGAGCGGAGAGCAGCTCCTGGTTGTCACCGGAAAACTTCTCGAAGAGAGGAACCACCCCGCCCTTCCCCCCTTTGGGGGGTAGGGGGGTATTATATTCTTCCCTTCTTACATTTCTTACCTTCTTCCCTTCTTTTTTATTGGTGGGGTCTGCTTGGGGTCTGCTTGGGGTCTCCATGGGGTCTGCTTGGGGTCTGCTTGGGGTCTCCTCTGGGGTCTGCTCTCCATCAGATAGCTGATATTTCCGCCAATTTACGATATGGATAAGCACTCCTCTATGGGTCCGCTTTAGGGTCCAAAACCCCAATTTCTCGAATCTAACTAGTGCCTTACGCACAACATCACGGCTCACATCATCGCCCGCCCGGCGAGCCAGCTCATAGGCACTAATAAAAACCTCCCCAGGCTGAATGGTGAATTCATGGCCCAGCACATCCCACTTCTTCGGCGTCCAGGCAGCCAGGAACATGACAGTAAATAGGACCTTCACCTGTGGGCCGGTTGAATTGACGAAGGCGGGGTCATCAACCATTTTCCTGTAGATTTTTAACCAATTCCCTTCTGCCATGGCCGCGGCTCCTTAGTCTTTGCCTATCCCGAAGGATACGATTTTAGAAACCCTGTTTCCGTCCCGGAGCTCTTCTTCCTGTTTCCGAATCTCAGGGACGATGGTTTCCAATATGCTTTTGAGGAGGTGCTTCCAGAGTGTCATACTCGTTGATTCCTCATTCACTATTCTGTCCATGGTTTCATCCATGAAATAGGACGCCATGAGGAGGCGCATCAATGCCGGCCTTGCGGCGCAGGCAATACCGATAACACCATGGGAGCCGCCTTCATTAGCCAGGATGACCACATTGTCAAAGCCTGCCGCCATCAAATCCTTCTTGGTCCTATCAAGGATTTCCATCTTTTTTTCGTCTATCATCATCATTTCACCTCACCGGTGTCAGAATCCACGCCCTGCGGAACCTCTTCGGGAGCGGCGTCCGGTTCGTTGTCGATGGTGATTTCATTCGGCTCATCGGCCATGTGGTCGGAGAGAGTCGACTTCACGGTCTCATCCGTGGCCACGGCCCGGGCGAACTCCGTTTTCAGCGGAGCGTACTTGAGGACTTTCTTCAAAACGGTCTTTTTGGCCATTTCGTCGAAGTCCGTTTTCCACGGGCCATTGTTGAATGCTTTGGACTTCTTGCGGGCGAACGTCTCCACGTCCTCACGGCTCATGACCTCGAAGCCCACGCCGCCGTTCTTGAGTTTGAGGACGGCGTAATAGTAGACAACCGGGCCGCGGTCCGTCTTGGCCGGGATGTGCTTCAGTTTAGGCTCAAGGCCGTATTCATATTCGAAAACGTCGTTTTCATGCACCTCATGGGCCTGGATGCTGGAAACCTCGCCGCTTCTGTAAGCCAGGTCAATGAGGCCTTTATAACCCAGCTGGAACTGGCAGACGCTCCCATAGGGGATTAAATACGCCTGGCCCAATGGAGTGTTCGGCTCCACGCCCAACTGAGCCGCCTGCATCATGGCGCCCAGGAAACTCTGTGGCGTACATGTCTGCAGCTTCGGGGTAGAAGAAAGCGCCGTCAGCACCATTCTGGTGAAACGCTCCGGAGTGATAACAGAAGGAAGGGCCTTTCTGATCTGCGGCTCCATTGCCTGAATCAGCCCCTGCATGGTGGTCTTAGCGTTTCCTCCCTGCTGCATGCTTGTTTTTCTTTCTACAATTCCGCCTGTCTTTGTGTTCATAATCTTTTTCTCCTTTCTCAATGTTCCGGTAAGACGCCCAGATGAGGACGTCCCCGGAAGAAATCAGAATCGCTTTATCAAAATACCCGTGTAATATATCAGTCACCCTGCCGTTCAGCTCCCGGGCGTCCCAGTGAACCGGGTCGCCTATTTGCAGGCGGTTGAAATCGTCCTCAGTCATTGGATTTGATACTGAAGCGGCGGGAAGGCTTGCCCATTGTGATGTACCCTTTATCCTGGAGAAGCTTGTAGATATCGGGAGCCTGCTTCTTAATCTTTGCCAGCGGCACTGAAGCACGGCCCGCCTGAGTTTTCCAGAGCACGCGGTAGTGGTCCGTGGAACCCTCTTCAGCATTCCCCAGGAGCGCCTTCAGCCGGTTTTCCTTTTCGGTAATCTGCTTCTTCAGGGCGTCCATGATGGCCCTGTCATTTTCCAGGGACTCAATCACGCCGTCCGCATCCGACGGGAGCAGGATGGTAAGATTAGGGTCGCCTCCCTTGTACTGGGCGAAGAGCGCCGCCGCGCAGCTGGCGGAGCCATCCACCGGCGGCGGCGTATTGGTCTCTACCAGGTGCCAGAAATCAGCCTCCGCCTCAATGAGGGCCTTGATGTCGGATTCATTGCGCTCCACTACTTTGTAGATGGCTTCATTTCCGCCGATGAGAGCGGCGATATACCACCGGTCAGCGCCGGTCACTGCTAAATAATGGAGGCACTGGCAATAATAAGCGTCGGGGATTTCGTCCCCCTTCCACTTTTTTGCCTGGGAGACGCCGGCGGTCTTGATTTCAAGGCCCGCCTCTTCACCCATGACGGCCCGGTCAACGTTCGCAAGCATGCAGGGATGGGCCCGGCTCCGAAGGGTTCCCAGCTTCCTCACCTTCTTGCCGGTGGTTTCCTGGAACCAGTCGGCAACATTGGCTTCGTTCTTGGAGCCCCAGTACACGGCCTGGACATGGGACAGGTCCGGCGCTTCCGCCTGGCCTGTTTTCTCCAGCCAAAGCTGGTAGGGGCTCTTGTAGGGGTTCAGCCCCATGATGACGGAGGCGTCACTGCCTCCAATGCCCGCGTTGCGGGTCTCTAACCACTTTGCGTGGTCCGTCTCTGCCTCATGGCAGGAAAGGATGAGGTCACAGCCGCGGTATGCCATTATTCCGCCTCCTCTTCTTCTTCTTCGCCCTTATCGTCCTGGGGAGGTGCGTTCTTTTCCATGAGCAGGTCGGAAATCTTGATTTTCAGCTCTGCGATTTCCTTAACAAGCTTTTCCCTCTCCTGCTTCAGGGTGTTAACTTCGGACTGCGCATCATAGCGCTCGGTATTCAGGTCGGAGATTCTTTTTTCCGAAATGGCGTTCGCAGAAACCAGGGCCCTGTACTCATTGAGGGTGATAGTTACTGTGATTTCGCCGGGGATCGAAAAATCATTGCTGATATCATTTCTGGAATACTCCCCGCCTTTTTTTGCTTTGAACAATTCTTCGTTAATTTCTAACATTTACTTTTCCTCCTGTTTCTGTGATACAATGAGGTCGGAGAAGTTACTTTTCCGACTTTGGCCTTTGACGTCTCGCACACGTCAGAGGCCTTTTCTTTTGGCCTCTTTGATGGGGCAGTCCCTGGGCGTGGTGCGCGGGAGCTTTCCGTCCGGCTGCATGCGGGTATACATCGCCGCGCAGGTGTAAATGGAATGACCGTTTTCAACCACATCCTTGAGGCGGTGGCAAAACAGGCAATTCCGGCACCGGAGAAGATTCATTTCCGGCAGCTTCGGACAGAGCTCCAGGCCTCCCTCATCAAATGGCAGGCGCTGGTGCTTTTCTGCCATGGGGCACACTTTCTCAAATGGGCAGCGCGTGCAGTCAGTCGATACCATCTTTCACAGCCTCCTTACATGGATGATAATGAGCTGCCCAGGCTGGAGCTCCCCGGGGTCCGTGATGTGGTTTTCCTTCATGGTCCGGTAAACCAGTTCTTCCATGTTGTCATAGTCGGAGGCCACCTTTGCGCAGAGGCTCCAGATGGTGTCCCCCTGCTCTGCCTCGGCCCGGTACTCCACCAGCTCCGCCGGAGGCTCATAAGCCCAGGCACCAGCAGCAATGGCCGCCGGAATGGCCAGCATGGCCATGATTTTCTTCCATTTAATCCTCCTCATCATCAAGGAATCCCTCCTTCGTTTCGTAGTACGGGCCGTGGAGAGCGGTATTAATAATATCCGCTGCCATCTTCAGAGGGCCGTCACATTCAACGCGCGCCATCTGGTAGGTGCCATTGTTGTGGTCGATAATGACAAAGTCATTTTTGTCGATGAGTTCGATGCGGTAATTGCCGGTGGCGAGTCGGATTACATACTCCAGCTCCCTCATCATGATGTTGTGCTGTGCATCTTTCATACTATTCCTCCTCCCTGGCGCCGTGCTTCCTCCTCAATCGTGCGAAGGGCTCCGCGGAGCCGTTCAATTTCCGCATCCTTCATGCGGATTTTTTCTTCCAGCCTCCTTACGGAGGCCACCGTGCAGGTTTCCGCTCCTTCTCGGAGGACGGCGTACACCTCGCTCCGGCTGTACCGGATTCCCGGAACCTTCAGCCGACGCAGGATGCCATCCTGCTCCATCTTCCGGACAGAATCGAGAGAAATCCCGAAGAGGTTGGCCACCTCGGCGGTGGAAAAAGTCCTGCAGGCCATTTCAATCGCCCTCCTTAAGCACTAAGAAATTTGTTGATGAAATAGGTCTGACCTCTTCCTGTGACTTTCGGTGTCTTGGTAATGATGTTTGCGCCGCTCCCATTCACATAAGAGCCTTCCTTAATCTCGAACAGCCCCAGCTCCATGGCCATCTGTGTAGGCATGTTGTAATCGGTACCCTGGCGCTTAATGAGATACCCATGCTCGCGAAGCCATGCGAATAGGCGCCGCTGACCAATTTCTACACCGTTTCCACGGAGAATCTTCGCCAGCTCCCCCACCAGGATAGAGGTGTGGCTTGCAGAGACGGCATCTGCGAAGAGCACTTTCGGCTTTGCGGCCTCTACCTGCTTCTCAGCCTCTAGGCGTTTTGCCTTTTCTTCCTTAAGCTGGGTGGCCAGACGAATTAAGAAGTCCGGTTCCGTGATCGCCTTCTCAAGAGCCTCCTCAGTCATATAGGCCCCGTGCCTGCGGATGGCTGGGAGCACCTCATCGGCCAACACAGCCTGGAAATTTTGCGCCACCTCATTGCTGGCCTTGAAGCCCAACCGGTAAATCATGTTTTCAGGGAGATAATCATCTTTCCCAACATGTTGGGAAAATCCGAATCCGCGAAGGTATCCATTTACGGTTTCCCATCTGACGTATTCAACACCATTCTTTTCTTGTGTGAATCCAAGTCCTCTTGCTACATCTTCGGCATTCAGATAGGCTATTGCAGTCTGCTTGTCCATGTAACAATGAACATTTCTGATATTTAGGATTTCATTCATGTTTCTCTTCTCCTTTCTTCCTTTCTGACGAAGGCGGTGGAAAAAGTCCTGCAGGCCATTTTAATCGCCTTCGTACAGTTTACTGCACATTCTCTCCAAAAAAAATCTGGGCGGAATGTCCAGCGCTTCCGCCAGTTTTTTCATGGTTTCGGTTGTGGTTACCGCTCCATCATTGTTCTCCAGGTTGGAGATAGTAGTGCGGGAAACGCCGGATTTTTCTGCCAGTTCCTGCTGGCTGATTCCCTTCTGAATGCGAATGAGCTTCAGGTTGAACATGTTAAATCACCTCCTTGATATGTGTCCAGTATACTGTATACTAAACAACTTGTCAAGTATATTTGACAAGTTGTACAATAGAGTCAACAGAATGACCAATTTAATAAACTTTCGCATAGAAAGAAGGGACTAACCATGAAAATGAAAAATTCCATAACCGTCGGTGATTTAATCAAAAAATACCGGCAGGAGAACCGGCTTTCCATGCAGGAATTCGCCGACAAAGCCGGGTTGAGTAAATCTTATATAAACATGTTGGAGAAGAATTATAACTCCTCCACGCATAAAGAAATAGAGCCTACTGTAAAGACAATTCATGCCGTGGCGAAAGCCATGGGGATGTCTCCTTCAGAGCTTTTCACCAAAGCCACAAACATCGCAATAAAGCTCACGGATGAGGACAGGGCGAAAATATATGGCACCGGCCCCTACGCTTCTCCGAAGGAAAGCAAAGGCGTCCGCATCCCCGTGCTGGGGCGCGTCGTGGCCGGTATCCCACTGGAAGCTATAGAGGACATTGAAGACTATGAGGAAATCCCCCGGAAAATGGCCTCCAGCGGCGAATTCTTTGCATTGAAGATAAAGGGCCGCAGCATGGAGCCGAAACTTACTGAAGGAGATATCGTCATCGTCCGGAAGCAGGAAGACGTGGACAGTGGAGATACTGCCATCGTGCTGGTGAACGGAGATGAAGCCACGGTCAAGCAGATAAAGAAAACGGAAGCAGGCATCATGCTCATCGGCTTCAACATGGACGTTTATCAGCCCCACTTTTACAGCAATGAGCAGATTGAAAATCTGCCGGTGCGAATTATCGGAAAAGTCGTAGAATCACGTCATAAGTGGTGAGGTGGAAAGAATGATAAAAATTGACAAAAATAGTATTGAACAGTTTGCCAATGGTTTAGCTTTGGGCTCCGTCGTGGTCGGCGAGCTGGCTGGCATGATTGCAGCTTCTTTCAAAGACAGCAAATTTATTTTGGTCGGAATTGTTGCCGTAACGATGTACGCTGTAACATTTATCGGAGCCTATGAAGGACGTAAATTCTACGACCGTCACAGGCAGGATTAACCTCGCCCAATAGAAAAGGCACCGCCTGAAGGACTAGATCAGGCAGTGCCAGACGCCCCCTCGAGCCAAAGGGCGCCAGTAATCGCGCTTTTAGGTATGTTCGGTACAACATATTGTGGGCTGATTACCATATTCATTATACCCTAAAATCAGCCCACTTTCAGCATGAAAGGAGCTGATTTTTTCATGGAATATCATTTTTCAACCAGAGAAAAGAATGGAAGCATCTGCCTCATCCTCTCCTATAAAGTCAACCGGAAATGGAGGCAGAAATCCCGCCAGGGGTTCAAGACAAAGAAAGAGGCCCGTGCCGCCCAGGATGATTTACTGGACGCCGCCCGGAAGGACGCCGAAAGCGGAGCCTCTCCGGAGCTCGCCGGCATCACCCTGAGAGACTTCACGGAGAAGATTTTTCTTCGAGACAAGAAAAACTCTATCGAATACGGAACCTCAGTATTATACCGCCAGTCCATCGCCCGTGTGCCGTCAATCGCGGATAAACCTCTCCATGATATCACGGAAGGGGAAGTCATAAACGCCTACAACGCGCTTGCCGGGAAGCTGGAAATAAGCACCAGGAATCAAACCCTGGCCAAAGTTAAAACAATTTTCTCTTATGCCGTACGGACCTACCACATCCGCCCAGATAACCCGGTGCTTGCCGTACCCATAGATAAAGACAAGCGGGAAAAGAAAATAAAAGCATTCACAAAAGAAGAAGCCAATCAGCTGGTGGACTCTATCGGCAATCCGGAGCTCCGCCTTGCCGTGCTCGTTTCCCTGAATACTGGGATGCGCTTTGCCGAAATTGCAGGCCTTACCTGGGGCGATATTGATTTCTTCAAAAGGACCATCACCGTCAATAAACAATGGGGCACCCGGAAAGACGGAAGCAAAGGGTTCAAGCCGCCGAAGAGCCGTAACGGCTACCGTACACTGCACCTTACCGCCCGGCTGGCTGCCGCGCTGCAGGAGTGGAATCAGAGCAGTCCCCGCTCTATCGACGGGAGGATTCTCCCCGGGCTCGAGCGGAAGAAGCACTCCCTCAATCGGGCGATTTCCAGATTCAAGCCAGGGATGCACATGCATTCCCTTCGGCACACATTCGCCACCCTTCTCCTCTCAGAAACGCAGGACATCAACCTGGTGGCCGCCGTGTTGGGAGATACCCCAGCGACGGTCTACAACACCTACATCCATTACACCCAGGACATCCGAAAGAAGGCCGATGGATACATAGAGGCAATTTTCGGAAACTGAAATTTTTGCCGTCTGTTTGCCGTTTTATAAAAATATTCGATAAATACGGGAAAAATTGCAAATTGGCACAATTATAGCATATTTTCTGCATGGATACCATGTGGAAAATAGATAAAAGAGGTCGCTTCCCCTATATGATTGTCCCACCGCTTGCGGGAGAAAGTGGTACCACAGACACAAAAGGGCACAAAAGATACTCAGGCTTGACGAGCCCTTTGGATTCTAAGAGCTGACATCGCCTATCCCCTGGTATTCAGCGCTCCTTCCACCGGAAGAAGCGCTGAATACCAGGGGATAGGTTCAAAAAAATGATGCCCTTACCGCCGACACTTCCAGCACCTTTTTTCTTCATTACTTCTCCCCTTTTCCAGACACTAAAAAAACGTTTCCCTCTGGAGGAAAACGTTTTTCTATTATTCTTCAACAG